ATACCGCCAGACCATTCAAAAGTTTTTTCTTGTAAGTCATACTTGTATTTATTTTCATTAAGAAAATCTTTAGCCAAAGCATCTAATCCATATTTAAATCTATTCTCATCAATTACAGAAGCAGCCACCATTGTGTCTAGCAATCTTCCTTTTAACATCTTACCTGTTGTTGCCCTTAACCAACAAACATCATAGATTGCGTTATGAAAAACCTTTGCAATCTTATCGTTTTGTAAAAGTTTTGTATTCATTTGATCCCAAAACTCTTTTAATTCTTCTTTTGATTTATCATCGTCACTATGTTTCAATGAAAAATAAACTGTGTCTTTACCGGTGGCTACAGCTACCCCCGTAATAAAACCATCATTTCTAACTGCACCTAAACCTTTTGTTTTAAGGTTTGGATCATAAGTTTCTATATCAATAGCTACTGTATCTACACCTTCTAAATCTAAATCAATTGGATGTTTACACATCATAATCCCTTTCTAATATCATTTCTAAATAATGTATTGCTTTCTTAATGTCTTCTTCTTTTCCTTTTATAGAATGTCTGCAAATATACTTTATAGCATTGCCCTCTGCAAAAAGCAATTTGTTTTCATTTATAAACTCCGCGGGTTGAATTTTCATTAAGCGGTAGTGTTTCCCACCTACCTGCTCTTCTAATGAATTGTATGTTGCGCCTTTAAATAATTTTTTGTTCGTCATCTTTTTCCTCCTTTTCATCTCCATACACTTCTCTCTCCATTCTTTTAATAAAACGAAAAAATTCTTCTTCTGTCATGTTTCCTCCTTTTAAAGTTCTAAAATTTCTCTCCAATTTTTTTGTATTTTTGCTAAAGAATAAGGAGCAGAAGATCCTATAGTCCAGCAATCTATTCTTCCTCTACTATAAGCAACATAAGCTAGTCTTGTTGCTTCAAAACCTTTAGTTTCTGGATAGTATGTTGATAAATCTACTATTATATTATCAAAAGTTAATCCTTTCACTTTATGTATTGTATCGTGTTGTACTCTTGGTTTTTTAGTTGTGTCCATACCATTAGTTAAAACTTTATTAATGTAAGGTATTTTTTTAATTAATTTTTCATTATCTTTTAATTGTTCATGATTTAAAAGTTGAGAAAGTCTTTCAAATTGTTTTACTTCTGGTTTTAAATAGCCTGCATCTATAAGTTCTTGAACATTATACTCTCTATCAATTAAAGGTTTAAGTTTATCGACATCACCTTGACCATAAACTTTTACTTTTGATCCCATTAACTTCCAGTAGTCTTTTATTTGTTGTTTAGAAACTTTATCATTCATAAAAGTTTTCCAATTTTTAAAACAACCAAAATATTCTCTAGATACATGAGCACTGCTTGATACCCTTTTATAATCTATTCCATTATTTTGTAAAAATTTATTTATATGTTCATGAGTAGGATTACCTCTATAAGTAAATAAAAATGTTTCATCCGTGTTTAAAATTTTATTAATTAAAACATCTCTTGCTTTACACCCTTGATCCAATCCAGGTATATAATATGATTTTCCAACAACATTGGTCGAAGTCCAAGTTCTTTCTGAAAGTTTACCTTTCTTTTCCCATACAGGTGCAATAATATTTTTACATATCTTGTTAATGGTTTGACCACATCTTAAACCTTCAGTAAGTTCATTGGCCTTTGCTTGTTCTGTGTTAGCTAATTGATAAAAGTATTCAGGGTCCGATCCTGCATATTCGTGAATAGTTTGATCAGCGTCTCCTATAAAAATAAATTCTTTTGCATATGTGGCTGCTTTTTGTAAAGCAGATATCTGAGGTTTACTACAGTCTTGAGCTTCATCTACTATCAAAACATCAATATCAGTAGGTATAGCTGCTTTAAATCTAAAATTATCTATCATGTCTACAAAAGATATTCTCTTATGTTCCGGATCATTTCTCCATTCATCATATTTTTCTTTTAATTTTAAAAGTCCACCTTCCCCTTGAAGACGGTAGTTTTGATAACGAGACCTATCACAAAGAGCCCAAAATTTTTCAAGTTCTTCTTCAGAAGTTAAGTCATAACCTTTACCATGTGCATGCGAAATAAACTCATAAAGAGGATGTTTATCCCAAGGAGTATTTTTTTTTACAATATTCATTCCTGAATTTTTTTTACAAAAAACTTTGTGATCTGCGTGTTCATATTTTTTTATATTTAAATATTCTGCTTTAAAATAAGAGTGAATAGTACATATTTGATCTTGTAAATTTGTGTCTGCTATATGCGCTATTTCTGGTATGTCTGGTAAACCTGTTTCTTTATTTACTTTTTTTACAGCTTTTACAATTTCATCAGCTGCTGTGTTTGTGTGAGATAAAATTACAATTCTATCCCAAGGATATTTTTTTAAAAAACCAGCATATTTGTTTTTTAACCATTTGTGAGTTTTACCTGTACCAGGAGGACCTGGAATAAAATTTGGAATTTTTAAACTATTCATCACCTGCACTGTCTCCAATATAGACAGCTTCTCCTTCCCATATTAATTTATTATCTTCTATTTTTTCTCCATTTATTACCCAGGCAACACAAGATTTTTCTTTGTATTTACCTTTATCTTTTTTACCATTTAAAATAGTTTGAACTTTGTGAACAAGATCTTGTCTTTTTAAACTAACTCTATTTTTTATTAATTCTTTTTCAAAATTGTTTAGATCAAATTCTATTCTTTGTTTTTCTTTATTATAATAAGGTAATTTATAAACAGCTAACTGTTCTTTATCTGTATAAACACCTTTCGTATCTAAATAGTCTAAGAAAAACATTTTAAATCTAGAGTCTTCCTCTGCTTCTTTTACATATTCTTGTGACTGCTCTCTGTTGTAAAATTTAGCCATCATTATTTCTTCAAATTCTTTTGGTGACATTTTAGGTATCCATACTTTTGCTTGACTCATAGCAATGTCACAAAACAATTTTAAATTCATAAGTGATTCACCATCAATCCAAATTTTTTTCTTAACTGTTTTTAAACCAACTCCATCCACATTTTTTTGTGGTACATTTAAATGTACGTAATATCTGTTTGCTCCATACTCTTCTATTTTTTCAATAGTCTCTTTTGATACCTGTAAAGAAACGTCTTTAAATAAACCTATCCAATTAAATAAAATTGTTATGCTTTTATGACTATAACCTGTAATTTCATGAATTTTATTTATCCCAAACTTTTTAGCTGTGTTTCTACTTGAAGTTCCTTTTTTTGATCTTTCTTTAAAATCATTATCGTCTGCATGTTCCGCGATTCGAGATACAAAATTATCTATTTGTTCGTCTGTCCAATCTGTATGCTTAACTAATATTCCTGCAATTGCAGTGCAGTATTCATCTCTAGCTCCTGTACTAGGATATATAATTGTAAGTGCCGCAGACAAAGCAACTTTACCTACATCTATAGATAAGTTTCCTTGATATTCTCTTATCTCTTCAAACTTTTCCCATCTTACATTTGTTTTTGATTTACTATGTAAAGAACCTGGAACTATAGTATATCTTTTTTTCTCAGTTCTTAACTCACATATCATTGAACCATGTGGAAAATCTTTGAAATCTTTTTCAAATTCATCTGGTAATTTAAATTGTTTAAAAGGTATTTGATTTCTGTTTGTCCAAAGGTAATGACTTGTTGGATTACCTTCTCGTCCAAAGATTGCACCACAATCTTTAACATAATAATTAATAAATCTTTTTACAAATTCGTTATCTATATCTAAATCAACATCGTGATCTAATCTTAATGCTATTTCTGCTTTTTCGTGGTCCCTCTTCCATATATCTTTCTCTATTTTAAAATCTGGGTCGGTATATTTTTTAACCTTAGGAGTACCCTTGAGACAGGGTATAATTACCCTTCCCAACTCTAACCAATCTATATAATTTATAGGTTCTTTATTCATTTTATATTTTTTATTATATTAAGAGTGGGCGGTGTCCACTCTCGCTTCTCCGCCCAATCCTGCAGGAAATTATAAACTAAATTCTTTTTTAGCTTCTTTAGTTTCAGGTTTAGCTTCTACTTCGCCTTTACCAACACTAACTGCAAAGCTTTTAGCCATATCATAGATAGATTTATCTTTGACAGGACCAACTTTAGAAACATCCCAACCAAACCAAGTTCCTTTGTCATTAGACATTTGAACTGTAGATAGTTTGTAAATGTGGCTATAAGTTGGCGGTGTAAATAAACCTTTAGCACCTTGTAGTTTTAAACCCATCATCATTGAATTCCATTTTCTACTAACTTTAAGTTGAGTAGACTTCATAGAAATTAATGCAGACTCTGCGCTATCACCTACTACAAGTACAAAATGATTAGCAGTATTTTCTAAATAGTTACCATTAGGTAATCTATCTTTGTATGATTTATCTCTAGTCGTTTGACTAACAATATCACTATCTGCATCATGAATTGCAACAGGTGCACCTGTACTAGTACCTCTGTCTTGCCACTCAACATATTGTCTTTTGTAATGACACGGTACAACTTCTATTGAATCGTACAATTGATTTGTTACTGTGTTCATTATTTTGCCAGGTTTTGCGCCCTCAACATATTTACCGTCTCTTTCGTTTACCTCTGGAGATAGTTGACCCAAAATTTTTAAAAATGGTAACGCAAGATCTTCTTGCGACATATTCTGAGCTCCTTGTTGTGCATCAGCTTCAAAATTTACTGTAGCTAATGCTCCTTCTTTTTTAGTTGTTACATCGTTCATGTT